TGTTTAAATCTTTCTGGTACAGCAGGTACGTCCTGTGCGTTTACCATGTCTACAGGAACACGATAATATTCATAAATAACAGTATATGCTAAGTCTGGTGGAGGAACTAATCCATACTCTAGTGATGGCGCATGAAACACATAATTAGGCATACTATTATTTTCAGTAAGTGTTTTGTATTCTTGTGATACTGCTTTTTCTAAGTATTCTTCATAAGATACTATCTTTAATTTTTTAGTGTCGTTACCTAATGTACTATCTTCTTTAATCCTAAATGTTTCAAAAGCTATAACTTTACAGTCATCTGGAAATGGGTAACGTGTAATACCAGCAGTAACTATATCTTCTTGTATTACATGGTTAAAAGGCCAACTATACTCCGACTGATTAATGTACCTTAATGATGCATTAACTGAGTCTTTAGCATGAGCATAAAAACCTTTAGCTGTGCCAAAGTTAGAGGAAGTCAATTCAACTTCATTTAGGCGTCTATTTATTTCATTAACAAGTCCAAGAAAGTTATAAGCCATTATTTTTCTCTTATAGTTAGTTTAATAGACCGTTCTGCGGTACTTCCAGTATTGTCAGTCATTCTGCACATGAAGGTATATTCACGGTTAAGAACACCACCGCCAATATTAATTGTAGCTACGGTATTTGTATTTGACTGTGATACATTTTGTATACTATCGGTAACTGAACCACCAGATGCTGTAGTTAAGTCCTCACCTGAAGCAAGTGTAGTTTTACCAATTTCATTAGTCTTAACGTACCAAATAACAGAACTGATTGTTGTATCAGCACTTTCAAGAAAGCGCGACCAATCAACACTGTAATCAAGTGTTTCATCAGGATCTTTAACAGGCCATCTAAAAGACATTTACTTACTCCGTTACGTATACAGTACGGTCCCATTCAGTGTATTGACGTTCTACATATACAGTACGTCTTTCTTTAGGAACTTCTACTGTTCTATCTGCCGTAGTAGTTCCTGTCTTAAAAATAGTAACTACACGGTTTTCAAAAGGCACTATTGCTGTTCTATCGTATGTAGTAGACATTAAGCTGCTCTTGGTATGTATACGCAGCGTCTTCTACTATAGACTGTTTTAAATGCGTTATAATCAAACTTTACACCTGTAGCACTAATAGTTCCTGCTGTTATATTTAAGGCATTAACTGTAATAACACGTATTAAGTTTATCCTTACAGTGCCTACCGACGTACTAGAAGAAACACTAGTAATATAATGCTTTGCACTGCCAGAAATTACACCAATAGCACCATTAACAGTAGTACCAGATAAAATTTTTGCAAGATTTACTGTAGTACTTCCTACACTAGTTGTAGCTAGTATAGAAGTTAGTGGACTACTTACATTTATTTTAGGTTTTGTTACTGAAGATGTAGCAGAAACACCTATTAAAGTATTAAGACCTAAATCTTCAGCTGTATTTACAACAACAGTGTTTACACTACTTAAACTACTTACACCGTCAATAGCTACATTAGCTGTTAGATTTAGTGTTATATTACCTAAAGTAGTTGTAGCAGAAACACCAGAAACAATGTCTGTTACATTTATATTTACTGTGTTGTTGGTGCTTGTAGCAGAAACACCAGAAACAAATGTTTTAATACTAGGACTAATAGTACCTATGCTAGTTGTAGCTACTACACCTTCTGGTACAACAGTGTCAACAACAAAAATATAACTTTGTGTTATAGGTACTGTAGCTAAAGGCGTAAAAGCTAACATAGTTAGTTACTATCTAGCAATCATAACATAAACGCCATCAGCGTCTTCATTTTGACCATTGTAGGCAGCACGAATTATACGAACGCTTGTTGTAGCCTTACCTGCTTGACCACCCGTTTGAGCGCCATAAATAGATACACCGCGATTAGAACCATCATAGGCCGTACTATAACTTATTGAGCCTGTTGTAACAGCATAGTTTAAGTCTGGCATTGTAAAACTAAAGTTTAAGGTATAGTCACCCGTGCCGTTGTCTGTAACACTAGAACAACCACCAGAGCCACGAAGATTGACTGTACCTACGCCGTCAATGTCTGCCCATACACGTACACCATACGCTGCGCTGGAACTACCGTATCCAGAGTTAAATGAAAGAGTCCCCGCAGAGCTTATTGCCCAACTATTCCCACTCAGAGAATTACCTCTAAAATACAGAGTGTTACCAGAAGAGTTACCATGATATTGATTGGCAGCGTAGTTATAATATGTGCCTGTTCCCGATTGAAGATAGAAACTACCGCCAGTAAAAGCGGTTCTTGTGCTTAAGTCATTAAAGAAATAACCAGTCCCGCTTGTAACGGATAGCCTTGGCGCGTAGATATATCCTTCTGAGTATATACCATTGGTGGGCGTTGACGTAGCGTCTGCGTTTACACCTACAGACATACCACCGTCTACGTGTAGTTTCTTGCCTGCTACGTTTGCGCCACCACCACCTATTGCAAAAGTACTGTTTGCGCCGCGATACCAAATATAATCTAAACTATTAGCGTCTTCAAAGGCTATTCCTGCCCAAGTACTACTACCGCCGTCTAGTTTTATCTGCCAATCATTAGCTGATACGGCTTGTATTGTTCCTGTAACATCTATATCGTCAGCATATAGATAACTCCATCTTTTTGATGACGAACCTAATGTTCTATTGCTGTCAGTGTAAGGAACTACGTTTCCATCTACGACAACTGGACTATCAAAGTAGTACTGGCCCCTGTCAGTGTAAAAGTGTGTGTATGAACTGTTTTTTGATCCAATCTCTATGTAACCAGTGGGGCTTTGTATTTTAAGCACATTACCACTACTGCTTTCACTTAATGTAGCACTACCAAGACCGACGCTATCTACAGTTAATTTGCCTGCGTTAGACAATGACAGTCTTGTAGTTACACTTGCGTCGTCAATATGGAATAACTCTGTAGAGTTGTGTCCTAAGAGTGCTCCATAAGAGCCAGAATTACTGTCGTGTAAGTCAATATAAACCTGTCCGTCACCACTTTCAAAACGAGCTATGACATTACTTGTCGCATGATATGCGTGAAATCTAGTTAGAGGAGATGATGTTCCGACACCAACTTCACCGGACTGAGTAATTATTAACTTAGTGGAAGCATTAATTTGAGTATCATTTTGCGACTGAAATAATAAACTTCCACCATCTACTCTAAATTGAAAATTTTCGTTTGCGTTTCCGTCCGTTTCTTTTAAGAAAATAGTTGGTCTCGTTCCAGACAAAGCTATTTGTTGGTAGTCAGCATCATGGACCCAAAGTTGATGTGTTGTATTTGTGGTTATACCAAGACCAACATTACCGCTAATATAATTTTTGTCTTCATCCGTTATGTAAAAACCCCAGTTAGTACCAGAATTAGTACCTTGATAATCTCCTCTGAACAAATAGGCATTAGTTATAGAGCTATCGTTATCGTCAATAGATGAATATACACCAAAGGCGCTTCCAATACCCGTAAGACCTCCCGATGTTGCTGTTTCAACCTCTGCATATAAACCGTATGCGCTTACAGAACCGTCGTTTGTATGCCCTGTTTGAAATAATGCTCTACTATACGTTGCGTATAAGCTGCTATTTAAAACACCATCTGTATAAGCTTGATTATTTGCCCCATAAACGGTCTGAGTATCACCTGTCCCATCAGCCTGTGCAAGACTAAGCGCGCCATATACAGTACTTACTTGCCCAGAAGAATGGTTAGAACGAGCGCTTGTATAAGTACCATAAACTAAGTCACTGTCTCCAGTAACATTGACATCTGTATAAATACCATAAACACGATGTTCATTACCCGTGTCACCGCCTGTAGCGGAGGAGTCTACATCTAGATACATGCCTCTATGGATTCTATCCACAGTAAGGGCGTCACTTCCTGATAAATTATAGTCTATAAAAAAGCCATTAAAAGAATCATTAGCTACACTATCACTCATATAAAGATGAAGCGGGGAAGTAGGCGAAGTTGTTCCTATGCCAACATTACCATCGCTGTCGATACGCATAACTTCGCTAGGACCATTTTTGAATATAATGTTTGCACTGCCTCCAGACCTTAGAGATAAATTCTCTGTCCCGCCTACCGACAGAATTTCATTTGTTCCAGCTGTCCCTAAATCAAATCTTAAAGTACTCGCGTCTGATACCTCTAATATCGCAGCAGGACTCGCAACCCCAATGCCAACATTACCGCTGCTGGTGATGCGCATGCGTTCGTTAGCTATACCATTAGTATGAAATGTAAGTGGATTAGCGGTGTGATTTACAAATTGAACACGCTGATCGCCTTGTAAGCTTACAGCGCCTACTTTAGTTCCGTTTTGATTAAGTTCTACCGCACTAGAATTACTTGCGCCACCGTCTATAGATAACGCTTGAGTCCATCCATGAACATTTGGATTGGTAGTTCCAATACCAACGTCACCGCTGCTGTCGATGCGCATGGCTTCTGTAGCGTTAGTATAAAATTGTATAGGGCCGTCTTTAGCACCATAAAGATAAATTGCATTTGTTGCATTATAAGTGCCAATATAAGCTACCCGTTCACTCGCATTATTATAAAAATCAACTATGGAATAATTATTTGCTAAAGTGTTTTCTATTCTAATCCACGAATTATTACCAGAACCTTCAACGTGTAATCCAGCACCCGCACTAGTCGTACCAATACCAACACGACCATTGCTTTCGATGCGCATGGCTTCTGTAAATGTGCCACCATTAGGAGTTGTGTAGAACCCCATAGCATACGCAAAGTTGGCATCTGTTGAGTTTTCTTTTAGCGCAGCAATTCTGGTAAATGCTTGAGCATCACCAGCCACACGGTAGTTACCGCCGAGGTTTAATGCGCCACCAACACCAGCCGCTTGAGCTGTAGTATCAATGATAGACAGGCCAAACTTACCTGCACTTTTCACCATTACTTTGTTTGCAGTTCCGCTTTGGCTTGTTCCACCAACTAATACGTTACCGCTGCTGTCGATGCGCATGCGTTCTGTGGCGTTAGTGTAGAACGCCATAGGGATAGCACCAACAGAAGATAATACCGTGTTGCCGTTTTCAGCCCCTAAAACAATTTCAGTGGATGTAGCACTATTTCTTTTTGCTGTAATGTATGCGTTTCCTCCAGTGGAAGACTGAACCTCCAACTCTCTAGTAGCAGATGTGGTGTTAATCCCCACATTACCGCTGCTGTCGATACGCATGCGTTCGGAGCCATCAACACTAAACGACATAGAAGAAGATGCTTGCACGTTTCCGTGGTCGGCTCTAAAACTCAAATCCCCATTTGCTAACTGAACCACCTCACCATACAGACCAGAAACGTCTGTATCTTCCAGACGAATTGAAGGTACGGATGATGCTAGATGAAGTTGTCTACTAGGCGAAGCCGTACCAATGCCAACATTACCGCTACTATCTATAGCCAGCATAGAATTTGCGGATGATGTGCCATTGTAGTTGACACCGAAAGTTCCGCCCGTAAACTGCAGTAAATACCACGGGTTATTTCCCTGTTCTTGTAGAACAAACGCCGCATTACCAACTCCGCTGCCTCTAGAAGCCACAGCACCATAGGTGTCTAGTGTATAGCTAGGCGAACCCGTCCCAATCCCAACAGCATTATTTCCCGCATCAACGAACAGCATGTTGGCGTTGATGTCACTCTCGACGCGGAAGTCGTGATCTAGACCTGACTCATTAAAAACGGTTTCGCCATTCTGAGCGTGTATCGTTAGCATATCGCTAGAGCCATACACAACTTTTAACGGTATACTGTCAGTGCTTGCGGGCGTTGTTGGAACTTCAGTTTTAATATAAGCGCCGTAGTTTGTCGCGCCATACGTCGATTCGTTATGTGCTGTTAGTGCGGTAAGTGTAGAACTAAAGTTCGTGCCAGTAGTGGAACCCTTTGCATAAACACCTGCTGCTGCATCCGCGCCTACAGGATTTTGACCTGATGCCCCAGAGTTGACGGAGCCCTTTGCATAAACCGCAACACCTAATTTGTTTGACGCTGTTTGATTACTTTGGACATACACTCCATAAGTAGGATCACCCGTTCCCGGCTCTGCATTAATGTAAGCTCCATAGATTTCCGTAGCACTGTTGTTCCCCTGAATATCAGCATACAATCCGTATACAGGTGAGGCTAAGCCTCCAGATACACCACCAGCGGAGTTTAGATACAAAAGACGGTCTGTGCCTGCCGCAAAGTTGTGTTTAATTTCAAGACTTCCTGCTGGTACAGTCGTCCCAATACCAACATTACCGTCGCTGTCAATACGCATCTTTTCACTGCCAGCCAAGCTAAACTGCCAGCGAGTGCCATTGACATTCATATCAAAGCCGCCGCCATCGCCGAAAACAACATTTCCGTGTACATCTAATTTGTAGCCACTATCAGGCGAAGTCGTGCCAATCCCCAACGACTCAGCACTCGCATCCCAGAAGAACTTTGCAGTTGTGCCTGTGTCCTCGTAGAAGCTGATGTCTCCGTTGGAGATTATACGCAGCGTTTTATTTTTTGCTTGAGAAGAAAAGAAGTTTATGCTACCAGCACTTGTCGTAGGATGATCTGAAAAATAAATGTTAGTTGCATAAGGATCACCGTCAGCTTCGTCCACTTTCTCAATACGCATTCCACGAGCGGTATTTACTTGTTCCCCTAAACCAAAAGAAATCGGGGTGCTGCCAGAATTATCGTATGCTTGAATAAGATGTGTTGCTGTTTGATCGCCAACGTTTAGTGCATCGCTGGTCAAAGTCCCAGTGATGTCTACGCCTGTGCTGGTGGTGGAGAATTTGAGGGAGTTGTTGTGATATAAATCAACGCTAGAACCGTTTTTAAACCGTGCCATCTCACCAGCAGCACCATCTAGCTGAATGTTAGCACCGTTTGTCTGTATGATTAAGTTGCCAGTGCCAGCCTCGTTAATATAACTATCCGAACCATCATGGTAAATCTGTAAATCTGACCCAGCGCCGAAGATGGCTTTGTCGTTGTCGCCAAAGGTCATATTACCCGACGATACAAACGACGTACCTGAAATTGTCGTGCCAGTAATAGCCGCTGCTGTAGTACCACCAATAACGGCACCGTCTATGGTGCCGCCTGTAATACCTACATTAGAGGTTATGTCTTCTGCTGCCGCAACAATAGATACTATTGCGGAACCACTTAAACTAATTGCTGAACCAGAATTACTACTTTCAGAAACAGTACGACTAAGAGTAGTACCACTAGCAGTATATGTGCCAGTACCTACTTCCCAACTAATACCGTCTTCAATAAGATAACGTACTACATCACCGTCAGATATACCACCATCAGCAAAAGACTGATACGTAGCTATTGTAGTACCTAAAGTGACAGTACCTGTGCCTGTAGTAGTAGTATTGACACGGACTCTGTTAGCTAAAGTAACCATTTAAATACCTTTATGCAATACGAATAATCGCATTAGATGCATCGGCTAAAGGAAATTCAATAGTTAAATCACCGGCAACCGCGCTAACATCCCCTCCAAAACTAATTGTACAAATTGCTCTATTTGATTTAGATGAATTATATATTAAACAGCCCGCAGTAGTAGTTGTAACATCTTGAAATACTTCATTCGTAAAGGTAACGATAGCTACAGAACCATCTAAGCTAATTGTAGCTCCGTCAAGCACTTGACCGCCAGCGTCGTAACCAGTACCAGTAGATTCATTGGTAGCACTATATGTAGTTGTAGATGCACCTAAAGTAGCAGACGATGTATACAGAGCAATTTTAAGTACGTCAGTATCTAGATCGTGCGTACCGCCAAGTAGCTCTTGCTTAAAGCTGTTACACATTGCTGTAGTAATTGCCATATTCTCTACCTTATAAAAATAAAGGTAAGGGACTGAGTATTAAACCCAGTCCCAGACCCATTAATAGCATCAAGCTTGATCGCGTGATACTTCGTCTGCACCACGACCATCAACGTCCATTACCAATGCCCATACGCGCAGTTTACCTGCGGTAGCGGTACCGGTAAGAGTGTCAATAGTTAGGTCCAAAGTGTCTTCTGCACCGACGTATGCTACACCCGGAATGGATGGAGCTACATCGCCTACAGATTTACCTGCCATTGCATAAGCAGCGACAAACTCATCGTCATCTGCACCAGTTCCAATGTCGAAGGTAAGAACCGTTGCACCCGTAAGTGCTTCGGTTACTTCAACACCAGCAGCGAGAATAACAGTTTGTGCTGGAAAAGTTGCAACAGTATTCGCACCAGCGGCGAGATCTACTGCATTCAACTCTACGGAGATTTTTTTAATACCGTTTAACGCCATTTTATTGTCTCCTTATACGCCAGTTGCAGTTACATAACGTGCCGTTGCAATGCCTTCAGGGCGAAGGATCTTACGACCGTATAGGTGCATACCACGAACAATGTCAGCAAAGCTGTCAGGATCACGATATGTTTCGGTTTTGTTGATCTGCTCTGCGGTAGCAACAGCAGAATCATGTCCAGCGACAATTACGCCAAAGTTCGACGACTGAAGAGTCGAAGAAGACGCAGCTGGGCCAGTACCGATAATTGGCAAGTTGCTAGAAACGTGTACACGGAAACCATGCAGGTTGTTTACAGCAAGACCATTCTGGATACCAGAACCACCGAAGTCAGAGTTGAAGAGTTTTGAGTCTTCGTCCATCAGGACTTCCATGAATACTGGATCAATTACAAGCCAACGACCTTGCTTATCAACTTGCTGTTGGTCAAGCAGACGGCTCATACGCGCAATAAGGCGAAGAGGAGTTACGTCAGTCGTAGGAAGTGAAGTTGCTCCGGGCAAACGTGGCTTAACAGGAATAGCTTCACCAGCTACTGCTGCACCACCGTCGTTTAGACCAAAGTCTGTAGCGTCAAGCTTCATGCTTGCAAGAAGTTCGTCAGAACCGGCTGTAGTAACAGCTTTAGAACCGTTTACAGTGGTGTTGACTGTATCTGCATTAGAATGAATAGCTGACTGCTTAAAGCCACAAAGATAACCAAGAACATCTTGGTCAAACTGATCGGCAAGACGGAAAGCCGCGCGATCAGAAGCAAGTGACTGGAAGTTCACATGCGAATGAGCTTCTTCGATGTCGTCAACCTTGAAGGCAAAGTAGTTAGCTTTGTCAATCGTGAGGCTGAAGTCTTCATCGTCGAGGTCTTGTGCAGTGATTTGAGTACCGCGAGAGTACTCTTTTACTGAGATTTCGGGTTCCTTGATGATTTTAACAGAGTCACCCATTTGTGCGATTTCACCAAAGTAATCTGAGTTGGTGATCGCTTCTACGACAGATGCCTTGCGGAAAGCAAGCTGCACCTGTTTGGAATAAATAACAGGACTAAAATTACCATTAGGTAGATTGCCATGCCCTGCTGCTGCTGCGAATGCCATTGTAATTCTCCTTTCGACAGCAATCAGATGCTAACTTACAACTTCCTTTAGAGGCTAATTAAAATAGGTGCGTTTCAAATATATTTGGCCTAATATATTATTAACGGGCTATTCGCTTTAGGTAAGTCTACGGATAGATTTGTAGTTGCTAATGTGTATATGATTATATAAATAGTGGGTAGGCTAATGCGGCCACATATTTTGTATAGTTATATACGGTTGGTTATTAATGTCAACTATTTTAACGTGCTGACCCAGATAGATCGTATACAAACTTTCCTGCACGGATAGCTTCCATGATCGCGTCTTGGTTCTTTTCGTAGTCTATAGCAGACATCTTCTGTACGTCAGACTCACGCATAACGCCAGAATTATCATCAGCACTAGGCCGATTACGTGAAGCTTTGGTATTTACCATTTCAGCAGCGTCATCAGAACGCTTTTTCTTTTTAGTGGTAATACCTCTATCAGCTTTATAAAGGTCTATAGCTCTTGCTGCTGATTGAGCGTCATTGTCATTATCATACAGAGCCTGTTGAATCCACTTAGGTTGTTCTTCAGCCCAATTATGAAAGTCGTCATCTTGACGAATCTGCTCAAAGTCTGGATGCAGTTGAAGCAATATTGTTTCTGCTTTTTGACGCTCTGCGTCTTCTTGCATTTTATTAATTTTAGTTACACGTTCCTCAAGCTCTGTAGCTTGTTCACGCGCTTTCTTAATAGCTATAGTCTCAACTATACCGGCAACGTCTGGGTACTTTTCCATCCATTCACCGATTTCTTCGTCAGACTTTGGAAGCTTAATTTCCTTTTTAGTTGCAGCGGAAAGCTGCTCTTTCAATTCATTAATTTGATTTTGCAGATCTTCTTGCTGCTTTTGTGAGTGTCTACGCAGATCACCATAGCGCTTCTTAAATGATTTTTCTTCTGCGCTTTCAGGTTCCGCTTCTTGTTCTACCTCTTCTGTTTCTTCTTCGTTTGTTTCGCCTCTTTGTACACGAAGCATTTCTTCTAGTTCTTCTTCGTCTTTTTTAATGCGATCCGCATTTGAATAAGGTCTTGATAAAAATGCTTTCTTTTCTACTGTTTCTACGTTTTCTAATTCAGCCATATTTTCCACTTGGTCTGGGGCCACCGTAGCCTACAATGTAGGGGGATGAGTAGCCAGTTAATCAGTCAGTTATAGTGTGACTGTCCACTTACCGGCCTGCTAAACCACGCCGTTTCTTTTTCTTTTTGTATTTACGCTTTT